GAAAATAATATGTCTATAATTGAAAAATTAACAGAAGGCATTGTCAATCGTGATATGAAAAAAGAGGGACATGCTCTTCTAAACAAGTGGGCCGCTACAGGTCTTCTTGAGGGTTTAGATACCCAACACAAACGTTCTACTATGGCGCGTTTATTGGAAAATCAAGCAAAAGAATTACTTCGTGAGTCTTCATCCATGGGTGCTGGTGACGTTGAAGGTTTTGCTGCTGTTGCTTTTCCTATCGTTCGTCGTGTATTCGCCGGACTTATAGCAAATGATCTTGTAAGTGTTCAACCGATGAGTTTACCATCTGGTCTGATCTTCTTCCTTGACTTCGCTTATGGTGACGAGCAAGGTGGCTCCGCAGCAGCCTCTCCACGTATGGGGATAACTGCTGATGGAACTAAGTCCATTTATGGCTCTGATCAGCTAGCTAAAGGTATTGTTGACGGTGTTGATCTGATTGGTACTACCAACGCAGGAGATTTATCTGGTCCTTACAATGTTCTTGGTGCGACATATGCTTCACCATCTGGTTCTGTCTTGGATGGCACTATTGCCGCTGGTGCTGCTGCATTCGGTGTAAAAACTGTTATTCTTTTAGATGGCAACTATACAGAGGCACAGAAGCAACAAATGAGATTCGACCCAGATCTTTTGAGTGTTACCACCGGTGATGCTCTTATGATCGTTGATATTGCTCATGATGAATTTTCATCTGATGCAGACTTTAATAATTTGTCAAGTTTTGTATGGGATGTCACCGCTGCTGGTAACGATCTTAAGACTGCTGCTGATAATGTTACCGGTGTCAGCATGACCGTCGCCACGACTACTCAAATTCGTCGTTTGACTCAAATCGTTAAAGCAGGTACCACACAAGGATCCGCCCTCCAATCTAGCTTGACAGCAAATGCCAAAGCTGTTAGATTCTTCCTTGTAGACACAACCGATGCGGGATACACAGAAGGTTCCACTGGAACATCTGCTGCCGTTATCGATACAGACAAGATTACTGGTGCAATTAAGGATCTTCTTAACGCTGGTGCAGCTCTTGGTTCAGTTAATACTTCTTCTAATAATTATGTTTTAGAAGGATCATCTGAAATTCCAGAAATCGATATCAAGGTAGATTCAATCGCTATTACAGCTCAAACCAAGAAATTGAAAGCTAAGTGGACTCCTGAATTAGGACAAGACTTGAACGCTTATCACAACTTGGATGCTGAAGTAGAATTGACTTCTATTCTTTCTGAGCAAATTGCTCTTGAGATTGATCGTGAGATTATTGCTGATCTTGTAAATGGCGCAACTGCTGCAACATATTACTGGTCTCGTGCTCCTGGTCTTTTCGTTAATCGTCAAACCGGTGCTGAGCTTGGTGCTACTTCTGCTGCTCCTGACTTTACAGGTACAGTTTCAGAATGGTATGAGACTCTTATTGAAACCATCAATGACGTTTCTGCACAAATCCATAGAAAAACACTTCGTGGTGGAGCTAACTATGTAGTTTGCGGTCCTGAAGTTGCTAATATTTTAGAATTTACTTCTGGATTCCGTGCTAACGTTACAGCTGATGCTGACAAAGGTGTAATTGGCGCTCAAAAAGCTGGTTCTTTGTCTCGTAAGTTTGATGTGATCGTTGATCCTTACTTCCCAAGAAATGCTATTCTTGTTGGACGTAAAGGTGGTTCTTTCTTAGAATCAGGTTATGTTTATTCACCATATGTGCCATTGCAAGCCACACCTACAATCTTCGGACCAGAAGACTTTGTTCCACGTAAAGGGGTTATGACCCGTTACGGTAAGAAAATGGTTCGTCCTGATATGTACGGTCTTGTTATCGTTCGCGGACTTAACGGTGAAAGTGGCTCTTCCTAATCTATAATTTAGATTAAAGATAAAATGACCCCCAATGATTTTTTCATTGGGGGTTTTCTAATTTTGATTACTATTTACTTGTGATTGCGATAAACGCAAAAAGATTTATTAATAATAGGAGATTTTATAAATGGCC